GATACTGAATCGGATAGGACGTTTATCCACAAGGGTTTGGCTCAACGAAGTTTCAAAAGGGCATGGACTCTCTCAGACGACACAGAAGTCCGAGAAGTCATCTTTGAAGATGGACTACTTACCATTCGATTAGGTAAGATTGTTCCTGAACATCACAGTCGCAAGGATTATCTATAAATATATTTGAATATCGTCGCCGCAGGGAGGCAACTGGCAAAATCCAGTTGACGCCTCCCCATTTTTTTGCTATAATGAGTTTAATGAAATATAGAAAAAATGTCTGTAAAACTATTGTTTCTTTCTACGAATGAGACTTTAATTGGTGATATAAAAGAAGTTTCTTCTGATGACAAATTCGTCGGATATTTAATCACAGAACCACAATCTCTCGTCTCCAAAAAAGAAGTTGTCCTAACAGAAGATTCTTCTTTGAATCATTCTGAGACAGAGATTAAGGTTGCTATGACAACCTGGATGCCTCTATCAGAAGATAGGCAGATTTTTATCTATCCAGGTTCAGTAGTATCAATAATGGAACCTGTTCCTACAATTGTACAAATGTATGAGGATAAAGTAAATGGACAAAGTGATTAAGGGTATTGTATTAAATGGTGGAATCTATTTAATATCGGAAATTGAAGAGTTATTTGTTGGACCAAATGAACCTGATTGTAGGTTAATTAATCCATATCTTTATCTTGATGGTAACTATGAGAAATGGCCATCTTTCTCTTCACAAACTGATATAATTATTAGTTCCTCTTGTATGATGACAATTGTAGAATTGGAAAATACAATTCTTGCAAAGTATCTTGAATTAACTGCCTAATGAGATTTTATACAAACGTTCAAATGGTCGGGGATCACTTCTTGGTCCGTGGTTATGAAAATGGAAAACATTTTATGACCCGTGAGAAGTTTAACCCGACTCTTTTTGTCCCTTCGAAAAAGAAAACTAAATATCAAACTTTGAATGGGGAGTATGTGGAACCAATCCAACCTGGTTCTGTTCGTGAATGTCGTGAGTTTGTGAAAAGGTATGATGGCGTAGAAAACTTTAAAATATTTGGAAATACTCAATACATTTATCAGTATATTTCTGAAATGTATCCGGAAGAAGAACTTAAATTTGATATTAGTAAAATTAAGGTTTCTACCTTGGATATTGAGGTTGCTTCGGAAAATGGATTCCCCGATGTGGAATCATCCGCCGAGGAAGTTCTTTTGATTACAATTCAAGATTATTCTTCTAAGCAAATCAGAACTTGGGGATTGGGTCCATTTCAAAATAAACAGCAAAATGTAATTTATAAATCTTTCACTAGTGAGAGAGATCTTTTGATGGACTTTATTAATTGGTGGATGGTTGAGGAAAACGCCCCGGAGGTTGTGACTGGTTGGAATATTGAACTGTACGATATTCCGTATCTTGTTCGCCGCCTAGATCGTGTTCTGGGTGAGAAACTGATGAAGCGCATGTCTCCTTGGGGTCTTGTAACTGAGGATGAGATTTATATCTCCGGACGTAAGCATATTTCTTATGATGTTGGCGGCATTACTCAACTTGATTATCTGAATCTTTATAAGAAATTTACTTATAAGGCGCAGGAATCTTATCGTCTTGATTATATTGCTGAAGTAGAACTCGGTTCAAAAAAACTTGATCACTCTGAATTTGATACATTTAAAGACTTTTATACAAAAGGTTGGCAGAAGTTTGTAGAATACAACATCGTTGACGTGGAACTTGTTGACCGTATGGAAGACAAGATGAAACTGATTGAACTTGCAATCACGATGGCATATGACGCAAAGGCAAATTATGCTGATGTATTTTCGCAGGTTCGTATGTGGGATACAATTATTTACAATTACCTGAAGAAAAGAGATATCGTTATTCCTCCTAAGGAACGTTCTGATAAAGATTCCAAGTATGCTGGTGCTTATGTTAAAGAACCTATTCCTGGAATGTATGATTGGGTAGTGAGTTTTGACCTTAACTCACTATATCCACACCTCATTATGCAATATAATATTTCTCCAGAAACTCTCATGGATGAAAGGCATCCATCAGTAACTGCAGATAAAATCTTAAATAAGGAAGTCACATTTGAACTTTTGTGGCAAAACAGCAGTATGAAAAGAAAAAAACAAAAGAACTTGAGAAAGAAATTGCAAGATGTAATAACATCCAAATGGCAAGGAAGATTCAACTTAACTCTGCTTATGGTGCCATTGGTAATCAATATTTTCGCTATTTCAAACTAGCAAATGCCGAGGCAATCACTCTGTCTGGACAGGTATCGATTCAGTGGATCATGAATAAGATGAATTCTTATTTGAATAAAATTCTTAAAAGTGGAGATGTAGATTATGTTATTGCTTCTGATACTGATTCTCTTTACGTTAATATGGGTCCTTTGGTTGAAACTGTATACAAGGGAAGAGAGAAAACTACTGAAAGCATTGTTTCGTTCCTTGATAAGGTCTGTCAGGTGGAATTTGAAAAGTATATTGAAAGTTCTTACCAAGAATTGGCTGACTATGTGAACGCATATGACCAAAAAATGTTCATGAAACGTGAGTGTGTTGCAGAACGTGGTATTTGGACTGCGAAGAAACGATACATTCTTAGTGTATGGGATAGTGAAGGTGTTCGTTATGATGAACCCAAACTCAAAATCAAAGGTATTGAGGCAATCAAATCTTCTACACCATCACCTTGCAGAAGAATGTTGAAGGAGTCATTTAAAATTTTGATGAGCGGCACAGAAGAGGATATGATTCATTTTATTGATAAGTGTCGTGAAGAATTTAAATCTCTTCCTCCAGAACAAATTGCTTTCCCAAGGTCAGCATCGGATGTTCGTAAATATCATTCATCATCGAGCATCTATGCATTTAAAACTCCGATTCATATTCGTGGTGCTCTTCTGTTTAATTATTATATTAAGGATAAAAAATTGACTAATAAGTATTCTCTTATTAACAACGGTGAAAAAATTAAATACATTTTTCTCAAAAAACCTAATATAATTCATGAGAATGTAATTTCATTTATCCAAGATTTCCCTAAGGAACTTGGACTTGACAAATACATTGACTATGAATTACAATTTGAAAAGAGTTTCGTAGATCCGCTCAAATCAATTTTAGATTCGATTGGGTGGAACGTAGAAAAAACTGTTAACTTAGATCTATTTTTTGTTTAATGGAATTACCAATTACTGAAAAGGAATTAGACACAATTATAAGTGCAATGCGTCTTGGTGGAGATTCTGCACTATATGCTAAACTATGGTCATACAAAATGAACTATCTTTCTAAAGATAAAAAGGAGAATAATTAATGGACTTCCTTAAAGATATTGTAAAAGAAATTGGTGGAGAATACACCCAACTGGCATCTGAGATTGATGAGACCGAAACTTTTGTGGATACAGGTTCGTACATTTTTAATGCTCTTGTATCCGGCAGTATATTTGGTGGTGTATCTGGGAATAAGATTACTGCAATCGCAGGTGAAAGTTCTACTGGTAAAACTTTCTTCTCTCTTGCCGTCGTTAAAAATTTCCTTGATAATAATCCTGATGGATATTGTCTGTATTTTGATACTGAAGCAGCAATCACCAAATCCCTTCTGGAGAGTAGGGGAATTGACACAACTCGTCTGGTGGTTGTCAATGTAGTAACTGTTGAGGAGTTTCGTGGAAAGGCACTGAAGGCAGTTGACCTCTATATGAAGAAACCCGAAGGAGAACGCAACCCTTGCATGTTTGTGCTAGACTCTTTGGGAATGCTTTCCACCAGTAAGGAGATTAATGATGCTCTGAACGATAAAGAAGTTCGGGACATGACCAAATCCCAACTGATTAAGGGTGCATTTCGTATGCTTACCCTCAAACTGGGTCAGGCAAAAATTCCCATGATTGTTACTAACCATACCTATGATGTTATTGGCGCTTACGTTCCTACAAAAGAGATGGGTGGTGGTAGTGGTCTTAAGTATGCCGCTTCTACTATCATTTATCTCAGCAAGAAAAAGGAAAAAGACGGAACTGAAATCATCGGAAATATTATTAAGGCAAAGACTCATAAATCACGCTTAAGTAAAGAAAATCAGCAAGTTGAAGTTCGTCTGTATTATGATGAACGTGGACTTGATCGTTATTATGGTCTTCTTGAACTTGGTGAAGAAGTTGGGATGTGGAAGAACGTAGCTGGTCGTTACGAAATGAATGGGAAGAAAATCTATGCGAAAGAGATTCTTAAAAATCCCGAACAATATTTTACCGAAGAAGTAATGCAGCAACTTGATGCTGCCGCGCAACAACAATTCTCTTATGGAACGAATTGAGGCAACTATTCTCAGAAACTTAGTATTTAATGAAGATTACTCACGTAAGGTCATACCTTTCATACAACCAGATTATTTTGAGAAAAAGACCGAACAAGTCATTTTTGAGGAAATTGTCCAATTTATTGTTAAGTACGGTTCGGCAATTACAGTCGAGGCACTTAACATCGAAGTCGAAAATCGCACAGATTTAACTGAAGACCAGATTAAAGAAATTAGAGAAATTAATAATTCTCTAAATGATACTGTTGTAGATAAGCAGTGGTTGCTTGATACTACTGAAAAGTGGTGCCGTGACCGTGCCATCTATCTGGCACTTATGGAATCTATTCATATTGCCGATGGTAAAGACGAAAAGAAAACTCGTGATTCAATTCCAAACATTCTTTCAAATGCACTTGCAGTAAGTTTTGACAATAATATTGGACACGACTATCTTCAAAATTATGAGGAGCGATATGAATTTTACCATCGTAAAGAAGATAAAATCGAATTTGATTTGGAATACTTCAACAAAATCACGAAAGGTGGTTTACCTAATAAGACTCTCAATATTGCTCTCGCTGGGACGGGTGTTGGGAAATCGCTATTCATGTGTCACCTGGCTAGTTCCGTCTTGCTACAAGGCAGGAACGTTCTCTATATCACTCTTGAAATGGCGGAAGAGAGAATTGCAGAAAGAATTGATGCAAACCTTCTCAATGTTCCGATTCAGCAATTG